AAATGCATATGCATCATCAGCCTTAAAACTTGTTTTCTTTACGGCGTTTGTTAACCACTCAGTAGCAAGTCGCTCCCTAAATTCGTTGGTCAGTTTGTCTTTTTGGCCCTTTGGGGCATTCGCTCTAATAACGTCTAATGTTTTAGTTACAGACTGAGCGTCACCGTTTTTAATAATTTTAGACATAAATGTGACATTAGGCATTAGGTCTTCGATTGGTGTCCCAGAATTTCTACTTCTTACTACATTGTCTCTAAGTTCTTTCAAGCCAGTGGCTCTCGTCATGCTATCAATCTTGTTCATACCATCAAGATAAAACTTGCGAGCCGGTCCCAATTCCTTTGCAGCATTAGTTAATAGCTGGACTCCCTCATCTCCGAGAGATTTTACTGAAGACTGCGCGGTACTGATAACGGCTTGCTCCGTCATCATGTTGTCAATCATTCTTATTGCATCATCAAGCTTATTAGTTCCGTTCATTCCTTTAAAGGCAAAATTTGTATCCCACAGTTTTTTGCGCAAAAGATATAATTGAGCAAAAGAAGCTTTGTTTCCAAGGGCTTCAAAACCATCTATAATACCCTTTGCAACCAAATCTTCATCGGCAAGCTTGTCTCCAATTCCAGTGCTTGCTTTTATGGCAGGGCCGTGACGCTTTTTAAGCTGAGTAGCTACTTCTTTTAAACCACTGGTGGGGAATATAGCTGAATCACCAACAGTATCTTTCATAACCTTATCAATGGCGGCATATTTAGATGTGGCTAGCTGATCAAATTGATTTAATGATTTTGCTAAAGACTGAAACACAAAGTCATTAATGCCCTCATCCAACTTTGCAGCAGCGCCTAGTTCTTTCGCAAGCTCGTCAAATTGATTTAAAACGCCGCTTCTAGCTTCTTCTTCTGCAATTATTAAAGCTTGATTTTTACCCTGAATGCCAGCCTTTAATACATCTCCAGCCTCGTCTGCAATAGACTGAGATATAGGCTGATCAGCGGCCAAACCAAGCTGAGACTTGTAAGTGTTGAATGTATCGTTAAGCGTTTTAAAATTGCTCATGAGGCGCTTGCTTGTGCCTCTAATTTTTTCACCAATTCTTTGCGCTCTAGCAGCGAGAGATGTGCCGCCAGCAGTATCAATGGTTGGCGCAATGCCTCCAAACCCAACGCGAGTTTCGCCAAAGCCCATGCCTGTTGGGCCTGAAATCTCGGTCATAACCTCATCAACTGGGCGACCTGTTTGCTCGGAAATTTCTTTTGCTTGAGCCATCAGTATTCGCTGGGAAGCTTTTTCGTCAGCAAGCCCCATTCCCACTGTTTGAAGCTCTTCACCTTCTAGTCTTTTCCCTCGCAAGCCACGAACAAACGGAGCCGCAATTTTTATTGCGCCTCCAATCACCACCTCACCGGCTGCGCCAACACCAAAGTCTAATGCAAGATCTTTTGTAATCTCACTAGCGTTTTGTCTGGACACACCAAGAAGCCCTTCAATAGCCTCTTCAACAGCACCAGCAGCCGCTGTACCTGTACCAGCGCCCAGAGCGCCGCCAACAAAGGTTCCAACCCCCGGCCCCATTGTAGCCGTTCCCAACGCCGCCCCTTTTACCGTGCCGTAAATACCACCAGCAATATCCGCACCCATGCTTGTTAAGTCGGCAAGGTCATACCAACTCAAGCCCTCTTCATCAATAAGGGTGTTTTTCTGTAAGTCAACACCAAGCTTTTTGCCCCCTTCTGGGGTAAGTGCAAGCCTTCCGCGATTGTCGCGCAGAAAGTCAGTGTCTTTAGACATGCCGAATAATTCTGTTAATTTTGCATCTTCTTCTTCAGCGTTTTCTGCCATAGACAAGACAGCCCGAAGCGAGCCGCTTTTTACACCGGTATCTGTGTCAAGATTAGGATTTTCTAATGATTTTCCTCTTCTTAGTTCAGGGGCCGTTGCTCGGCGTCTGTTTCTTATCTCTTCTGCGATTTTGAATTGCTCTTCGGCTGTCGGCTGTTCTCCGGCAAACTCGAACTGCAAATTTCCACTAGGAAGTTCTACTATTAATTGGCCCATTTAAAAACCTATGATAATTTTATGACTGTTACGCCGTCTTTATTTTTGAAAGTAGGGATGGCCCCTTTTCCTAGTCCTGCCGCACCGAATGCTGATTTATTTATTTGTGCTTGCACTTCATCATAAGCCTTGGGGTCAAGATATTTTGATTTATCGGTATAAGATAAAAGCGCACTTTTTAAAGCATCTTCAGACGATGTAAATATTAACCTTGTTTCCTGAAGCCTTTTTATAGCTTCTTGGGGGTTAGTGAAAAAATCAACTTCCCCCAAAGACGCGGCAAGCCTTTCAACATCAGTATTTGAAATTCCATTTCCAGTTTCTTGCGTTAAGAATCTTTTATATTGGGCTATAAGCCTATCTTTAACAGCTCTTAACTCTGTAACGGGACTTAGTTTTCTTCCTGTTCCATACTCAACATTCATTTCTATACCAAAAGCTGACAGTTTATTGTCTAGGAAAGTTACCAATTGCGCCCCCGATAATCCTCCCTGAAATTCATTTGAAGCCGCTGTAACAAGATCAATCATGTTGTCAATAGACGCAGTTCCATCAAGGGCGTCAGCGTAGCCCTTTGCGATTAAATCAACATCTGTAGAAGGCTTTGTAAAAACTTCTCTTCCATCAGATTTTCTGTTTGCTATGTGCATTTTTATATTTGGTTTAGAAGTTAAAGGCTCTACTGCTTTTTCTCCAGAAAAATCAAACTGAAGTTTATTGAGATCTGCTCCAGCTTTTATTGATGCAGCCTCCACTTCTGCTCTAGTTTCAAGTCTAGCTTTTTCCATGTCATTTGCATGTTTTGTAATTTCAAGCGCTCTGTCTGATGCCGCTGAAGCTGAAGCTTTTTTGAGTTCTGCAATTCTTTCTTCTTGCCTTATTAATGACTCGTACTGCCTCTTCTCGTCACTATCAAGTTGTTGCAGTGCAAATTTTCCTGCTGCAAGCTTTCCTGCGGCGGCCCTGTCTTGCGCCTTTTCTAGCGCAGGCATAGCTGCTTCACCAGCTTTACCAACAGAGTCAAGAATTTTTCCTACGTCAAAACCTTTACCGGCCTTATTCTGCATAAGAGCTAGACCAAATGCCATAAGCGCCTGAGATTTATCTACTTTTCCACTTACATCTATTCCTGTGGCATCTGCAAATTGCTTTTTATAATAGTCTATGTCTTTGCTTCCTGTGTCTTCACCGGCTTTTGCATCTTCATATGACTTCATGGCCTCGGCAAGAGCGGCTTCAAATGGATCTTTTGATCTGTCCGTTACCCTCCTAATTGCTTGTTTAGAAGCCTCATCACCTTCTTGCGCTTCCGCTTCTGCCATAAGCGTCATAGGTGAGCGTTCATCAGCCTCACGAGATTCTGCGCCTGCCATAGCCGCAAGGTCATCGGCAACAGAGGTGATTTCCGTTGTTTGTCTAGGCATGCTGCCGTCTGGAGCTATGTTTCCAAATTCATCACCAAAAGATACATCAGTAACATCAAAATCCATGGTCCTTGGCATAGTGCCGTCTGGGGCTATATTTCCAAACTCATCTCCATAAAGATCTCTGCCTGTTTTGATGTTTGGACCAGTAAAAAGACCTTGCAAAATAGATCTTTCTGCATCAGTAACCATTCGGCCAGCGCCACGAAAATCTTTTACAAACTGACCGCCTATATCTCTAGCCGCTTCACCAAGATAGAATGGTGTTTGTGTTGGCTCTGAGCCATCAATATTCATGCCTGAAGACTCATCAGGCATGAACATAGGCTCACTGCCTGCTGACCCAGCCCCCATAAGACCGCCAAGTATATCACTTATGCGAGATTGAGCGGCTTTGCGAGCGTCAATGGCCTGTTGTTGAGTAGGGTATTTGCTTAATAATTGACCCAGTATTCCACCACTAGAAGCGTCTCTGCGAAACGCCGCCTCGTTTGCGTCACCTTGCAAAGATGGCGCTCTAATTGCCCCTAAACCGGAGCCTAAAGGTAGTATCTGATTCTGAGCCATTTATATACCCCTATTTCCCTGCTGGGCCAGTTGGCTTAATACCTTGCAGGGCTGTATATGCACCAACGCCTGCTAAGAAAGGATTGGTGTTTGGTGTTGTTGCTGACTTGAATGTTGATGACAATCCTGCACTTGGGATGCCCTTGAGCAAAGACTGACCCATTTCAAGTCGTGTAAACGGCTCTTGCACGGTCTGCAACAGGTTCTGGCGCTCTGCTTCAAGCTGCTGTTGCTGGAATGAGCGTCCGATATCGCCAAGCTGCGTAAGCATGCCAAGGTCAGCGCGGCCAAGCTCAGACTGTACGCGGCCAATGTCGGCGGTTGTGCCAGCAAGCTGTCCATATGCCTGACCAAGACCGCCCATAAGCTGCGCTGATTTTTGCGCGGCATTAACAGCGTCTTGATAGCCTTTTTGTTGCGCCTGACCCACAGCAGCAAGCCTGCGGCCTTCTGCCTCTGCCGCTTGAATGCCTTGACGAGCGCCACCAAAAGCGCCTGCGCTGACAGACGCGCCAGCCAATTTATTTTGCTCCATTGCGGCTTGACGATTTATTTCATCAATAACGCTAGATTGATATGGGTTCATGTACTGCTGGATGGCAGTAGAAGGATCTTGCAAGATACCAAGACCACCAGCTAATGCAGCTTGACCGCCAATGGTTTGTGCAGATGCACCCTCTGTAAATGGCGTGTAAGATCCGACCATTTCGGGGGCAGCATCAAGAGCTGCCTGTTGAAGCGGGTCAAGACCAGCTACTTGCTGCTGTGGCAATCCTAAAGGAGTATCAAGATAGCCCTTTTCTGTCTGTGTGCCAGAATCATCAAATTGTCCAAATGCCGTATTTAAAAGGCGCTGCTCTAGCCCCTCAAGATATGGGGCTAGGCGTTGTACCTGTTCTACTGTTTGAGTAGCCATTAGGCCATCCTTTCAAACTTATCCATCATATTATACATGCGATCTATGCCTTGACGTAAATCACCGCCACCAGCCCCCTGTACGGCATCACGGGTCATCACGAACTCACCAGCCGTCAACATAGCCGGAACATCATCTTTTGTTCCTGACCCCTCATTAGGGTCAATCCCACCATCACGGCGCGGATAATAAGCCATGCCGCCTTGATTATAGTTTGCACCGCCAAGCTGGCCATAATTTTTCCCGCCTGCGTATGGGCGTTTTTCCCAAGATGTTCTTGTGTCTTCTTTGTCATCACCAGCAAGCAACTGCGCTACGAGTCCAGCAGCCAATCCTTCGCCAAGCTGTGTGTTCAGAACTTTATAAAGAAGATTCCCTTCACCATCACCAGCAGCGCCAATTCCTTTCAAAAGCTCTGCGGACATTGTTCTGGGTGCAATTGCTTCAATAGCTTGATCTGTGCCAGTGCCTGCTGGAATAATCTTTGATCCTGTCCCAGCCGCTTGAGTATTCCCAAACCTTGCCATAGATTCACCGGGAGACATGCCAGCAGTCATACTTGCAAGATTTTGACCATCTGCACCAGCAGCCTGTCCAGCTTTACCGCCAAATATCGTTTGCCCAATGCCGCCTAACAACGCTGATTTAAGTGCGTCTTTGGGCTTCTGACCAGTCAACAGGCCGATGCCACCAGAAAGCAAGGCGTTCTGTATGGCTGGGTTTTGAGTAATCCCGCCAAATAGCGTACCACCTACAGGCCCCAAAAAACTGCTAGCGACAGCAGGCAGAGCTATTTTTGCTAAATCATCTAATAAACCCATAACCAAAATCCTTATTAAACACGAACAATTATACAGGAAATTCCTGCTATGTCACTATCTTCACTGTTCCTGTGTCATTCCACAGTGAACCCACTTCCAAGCCAGTAGGGCTTGTTGGCAAGTTCGTTAATGTTAATTTCGTACCACGCATTTCGCCCGGAGTTCTTTCTTGTTCAATGTACGCCTCTAAAGCCCTAACAAGATCGCTAAGATAAGAAGCGGAATACTCATCTGTAGGATCGGGAAGTCTGGGGGGTTGATTGACTCTTGCCATTATCGCCTACCGTCAGGCTTAATATCAACTCTTGGATTTCCAAGCTTCCAGAATGTTCCTTCACTGCCTGAATCAAGGCGTAAGGCAAAAGATCTACCTCTAGTCCTGAGATCAAGGCGTTCAGTAAATTGTTCCACAGGAACGGTCGTTGTTCTTTCTGTTTCACCAGAAACTGTCGTGCCAAAATTGCTGCCTGGGTAATCTCTGGTTTTGAGAGTAAAATCAACAGATGGGGTAAAACCAGAAGTGGAGCCAGTAAAGGTTACATCAGGTATCATTCGAGAGATGTACGCAAATCTGTCTCCATCTCCTATATCAATTGAAGCAGATTCAATATATGCAGAAAAAGCGCCGTTTCCATTATCATCATTTCCGTATTCATGTCCTGTAATAGAACAGTTATATCCCGGATAAGTGCCAAATGTAACATAGTAAGGCTCTACAGCAATTGGATATTGAGCTACGCCCCTGTCTTGCCAAGCCGTTCTAGTAACATCCCCATCCATGTCTCCAAACGTCCATGTTTTTTCCGCATAATTATACGCCACATATCGGTTGTTCTCTGCAAGACCAGTCCCAAAAGGGTCAGAATCAGCGGAAGGATAAAACCAGAATATTTCGTTAAATTCAGAGTTTAGTCCAGCAACAATCTTGTCCTTTTCGGCATAATTTAAATCACTAAAAACTTTAGTTTTAACAGAGCATGGAAGCGTTCTGATCTTACCGTCATAAACATAAAAAGTATCGTCCCCCATCCAAAAAACAATATCTTCCGAAGCTACAGCAGCATTCGGGCTAATTATTGTGATGTTAGATGCAATTTGTTGAATGCCAAAAGTAAATGGAGGGCCAATAAACCGCATTGAGCTTAATGCCGTATCAGTCCAAACCAGAATTTCACGCTTTGTTTCTATCGCTTGAACAAATGTAGACCCAGAGCCAAGGCGAAGCGTTCCAGCAGTATTGGTGGATTCCGGCCACCAATCAACTAAACTTTCTTGACTTGAAAAACGCACGAGAAGGGGGTCTTGAATGCCATTACCTTCCGTTGCGCCAGAAGAAGCGCCAACATCATCTGCGCCAAAAGCAAGAACATGACGATCTCGATCCGACACCATGACTTGCATGCAAAATTGTGGAACGCTCCTTTTGGTTCCCGGAGCATCAACAAGACTAACTGCACGAGCCGCAAGTGTGCTTGTTTTGTCCCAATAATATATTTTTGAATTACGGACGTTTGCTAAAAGATCTTCCCCGTAGTTGTCCTGAGACCATAACCGTAAATTCGCATTAACACCAGTTCCAGAACTGGCAGCGTCTCCCCATCCATCTCGACTCCATGTACCCGCGCCCCAGCCAAGACCACCAACAGAGGAATTGAGTCCGATATTGATTTCATAAGATCCTACAACTGAAGAACCTCCATTTCCAGAATCGGAAATTCCTGCACTAAAAAATACCTCTATTTGGTACTGATTTGTATTGATAACATTTTTAACCTCGTAACCAATTGATGAGTTCAACAAACCAGCGCTAATAATTCCACCCAATCCAACGGCACCACTAAAAAATACCCAGTCCCCTACATTCGCCCCGTGGCCAGTGTGGAAAACATTAAGAGTTTTCGAGCCAAGAATTGCGCCAAAAGTCACCGCACCAGCGGCTGTAACAAGCCTATAGGGCGTTATATTAGTGTTGCCGCCACCATATGCGATATACAAGCGCCTGTGCGTTCCAACACCCAAATACTTTTCACCCTGAAGAGCAACCCAAGGGTGAAGAGACCTAGAAAGCCCTACAAAGGAAAAATTAGTATAGGTAGCGCCCTCATAGCTCCATCCGCCTATCTTCTGAGGATAGCCAAATCGGAAGCGAACATTATTGCAATCAACCCATCCCCCCTCATTGGAGTATGAAGTATTGTCGGTATTTATGCCCGGCTGAAATTGTAGCTTTGTCATTGGCATTAGCTTAACTCTTCCGCAGCCTTAATACACTTTACCTTAAAGCATACTAACTTGTCGTTGTCCTGACCAGAAAAAGTCCAAGTCTCTTCCTCTTTGTTATGCGCCCTTCCACAAACAGAACAGACCCCCTCCCCTGTTTCAAAAAAAGATTCCATAAAATCTCCCTGAATTACTCTGTGGGTTCTTCACTATTTAAGTGTGGAGAAACTGAAGGTGATGAAGGTGGCGCATCTGATATTGTTAAGCCTTCAGTCTCAACCAACTCCATAAGCTTTTCATACGCTTCTCTATCAGGCTCGTAGTTGGTCTGAAGTCTAAACTTGTGTCCAACGGTATAATCATCTTCTGCATAGAAAACAGTTGCACTAAGGAAGATAACATCTCCATCTGCGTTTCTGTGCCTCAAAATGTTTCTGTATGTTTTTGTCGCCATTTTGCTCTCCTACAGTCCGGCTGCGTCAAGCCGAGCTTTAAGGGCTTTGTTTTCTTCTTTTAGCTCAAGAATTGCATTATGCAATACTGGTATCATATGCGTTTCGTTTAAAGACAAATTGTCTGGGTTTTTGCTGTTAACAATAACAGAATCTGCCCCTTCTAAAGCAAGAATATCTTGTGCGCTGTATCCGTATCGAACATCGCCAGTGGGGTTACGATTCTCTCTATCATCAACATGTTGATAAGATATCGGCGTTAATTGAGACAAGAAGTCAAGACCGTAAGGAACGGTTCCAATATTCGTTTTTTCACGAATGTCAGATGTAACAGTCCAAGCAACTTTTATATATGCGTTTGTAATGTAATTCCCGCCAAGACATATGTTATTGTCGCTTGTCGTTATAGAGCCGCTGGGAGATCCTGTCGTTCCCGCATTTCTGCCAATAAGAATATTATCGGACGCATCTGTTAACTCATCACCGGCTTCACGACCAATAACAACATTCCCGCCCGCCGCGACAGATGGATTTATAGATTTTAAAGCGTCCAATCCTATCGCAATATTATTAGATGTTCCTGAGGATGTGGACACAGATGGGCCAGCGCCCTCTCCAATGAATATGTTGTTTGCGCCTTGGACTAGGTAGCCTCCAGCATTTTTGCCTATTGAGATGTTGTTGTCAAAAAAACCATAGGTAGTGGTGCTGCTAGAAAGACCGCCATTTGTGTTCGCGCCTATACCAATATTGTAGCCCATAAAACCAGCGCCTATAGTGGCATATTTAGATTGACGGTTGGCATAGTACCCAAGGCTAATGTCATTTCCTTCACTTGAGCTTTCGCGTCCAGCAGAGCGCCCAATTGCGACATTGTTATTTGTCGCGTTATCTACTATTTTTCCAGCTTCATCGCCTATGTAAACATTGTACGAACCGGTATATACGCCTTCACCAGCCTCGTCTCCGAGTGCTATATTTCTACTGCCGGTAGTGGTATAGTACCCAGCCTGATGTCCTATGTAGACGTTATAGCCAGAGCCGTTCATTGTGTATCCAGCTTCTTCGCCGATACAAACGCTCAAAGAATCTGTTTGTGCGTTGAAGCCAGCACGAGCGCCTATAAATACGCTGTCGCTGCCAGTTAAAAACGCCTGTCCCGCATCACGCCCAATGAAAACATTTTCAAACGCACTGGATATATTTAGGCCAGCATCAGGACCAATAGCTACATTGTCATACCCTGTGACCGTTCCGGTTCCCATAGCATCATATCCAATGGCGACATTGTTGTCGCCAGTAGTTAGATATCTAAGGGGACGATCACCAAAAGCTACATTGTAGTTTCCAGTTGCAGCAACGCTAGACGATGCGCCGCCAAGTGCAAACTGACCCACCGCCAGATTATTTGTGCCTTCAGGGAAAATGCCTGTGAGAAGCATGTCGCCAGCTAAAGTGGAAGATGTTGTAACGTCAAGTGTGCCAATTGTGGCGGTTGTAAGGCTAGTGTTGTTTATGAGCGTGGCAACATCGGCTCCAGAACCGCCGCCATCCGCGTAAATAATTCCAGACTCGCTATCTGCAATGGTAGCATTTGTTCCGCTGCCTTGAGTAAAGACAACTGTCTGGCCAGTGTTGTTTTGTACAAAATATATTTTAGATTGATCGTTAGGGCTAATTGTAATGGTGTGTGTGCCGGTAGGAGAGCCTCCCAGCAGAAGCACTTTATAATGACCGCTTGAAAGAGCTGCATCACTTGTGAGCAATGTACTGCTTGTGCCAGATAGCGTTAGTGTGGTTACGCCAGACATAACACGATCAATAATATCGTAGTTTAAGTTGGCGGTTGTACCCCAAGTACCCGCCTGATCCCCACTGGCAGGTTTTTCTATACCAGAATTTATTGTATATGAAGAAGTCATTTAAGCCACCTTATCCGTCCATGTCGCTATTGTACCACCAGCACCTGTGTCTGTCCATGCAGCGCTGTTTGTCGGCGTTACCGTTCCCCAAGACTCAGGAAACGCATCTGGGTTAATCGGCGTCCATATTCCACCAGATGGTTCAATCGGTAGCCATACAGCCTGTTCATCGGGGCTAATAGGCCCCCACAATATAGCACCATCAGTGGTTTGAACAAATACCCCTATTATCTGCGCTGTACCAATTCCTGTGACATTTGCGGAAGATGTCTGCACAAAAACAGGAATCATTGTAGAGCTGGCTCCAGCGATCATAATCCCTGCTGAATCCTGAACAAAAGATGCGATTAAATCTGCACCGGTTGTTGCTATAAGCGCTGCGTTGCTGGTTTGAATAAAATTTGCATCTTGTGTGGACACACCAATCAAAACCAGCGTTGCTACTGAACTTTGATTAAATGCTGCATCTTGCTCAGATATGCCGCTGGCAACATACAGCCCATCAGCCGTTTGGGTGAATGAGGCTATTAGGTCAGCGTCACCTTTTGCAATAAGAGAGCCAGTCGATGTTTGAGTAAAGTTTGCGCTTTGATCAGAAGCGCCTACACCAATCAGATTTCCCGCACTCGTTTGAGTGAAATCAGAAGAGATTTCAACCAAACCAACAAGAGTACCACTGCCAACCGATATCTTGCTGGAAGTTCCTATCATGAAAGCGCTTGCAGAGCCGTCTATGCTTGCCGTTACAGTCTGGAAAAACTGCGACTCTAAAGCGGAAACTCCCGGCTTTATTTTGACTCCGCTTGAATCAATAGCAAAGCTAAAATCTTGACTAGAAGCCCCCTCACGAAGTCTGTTAGCAATGCTTGTCTGAGTAAAGCTAAAATCTTGCGTAGAAACGCCCAGAGCCAGCCTCTCCCCAGAAGTTGTCTGGGTAAAGTTGGCGTCCATTAAGGCGGTTCCCTCAAGCACTAAGCCAAAGGTGGCCTGAGAGATCGCACCTTCAGATAATGCCGAGAAACCTAAAGACACTTACTTTACTTCAGCTCGATTGTCAGATTTGTCGCGTTAATACGGAAGATGTCTCCAGAATCAATTGTTTTGCTTGCATCTAGCGCACCGACAAAAAGAAGATTGCCTGACGTAGCGGCGTCCGCAACAAAAACATGAGTGACAGTATATGCAGCAATACCGCTAGAAGCGCTATACTCAATATTGTTTGTATTTGTCACAGTCTGTGCATCAGTTGCGCCAGAGGCTATTGTCCAATTTGCTGCCGTTACTTGTTGGCGAGCATAGTTGGCATCTTCAGTTGTAGTATTAACTTCAGTTACTGTACCTGCTTCTGGATCAGACGCAGCAGTAGCCAAGCCAATATATATGCTATCGCCCGGAGTTGTGAATGACTCCGAGTTGTTCTTAAAGATAAAATCTAGAACAGCATGCTCCAGATATGTGGTTGCTGCGTTTGATGTTGCCATCGTCTTTTACTCCTTAACTTGCTTCTGCTTTGCTCTCTTCGCTCAAAGAAGCAATAAGAGAGTTGGTGAATGCGTTCTGAGCAGCTTGAACTTGATCAAGTTCAAAGCGTAGCCCATTTGCTTTATTTTGACAAAAACGAATCTGTTCGATCATGTATGACTGATTTTCGTCAAAATCTTCTGGTTTGTAATCTTTTCCGTTTATACTAACAATATTTTCCGACATTTTTAAGCCTTCCAGTAAGTGCGCCCAGCAGCAATGACTTCGTTAATGCGAGTGCAGTCTTTGCCTGCTGTCGTCCACCTGTCATCAAGCATATCTGTTTCCAGCTTCATAACGATATTGCCAACAGATTGCTTTTTTTCAACATCCGTAGCGTCTTCCATTTTTAATCCGGCGATTATACTTTCGATCATGTCACACTCATGCAAGATGCGTAAGAAATCACGTTCCAATTCGTTTACAGCCATTTTTAACTTCCTTGTTCCAGTTGTTGTATTCTAGCCTCTAAGGCTTCACATTTAGCGGATAACTCTTGTACCGCTTTAATAAGTATTGGGTAAGTTCTATTCGGAGCAGCTTCCCATTTTTCTGGATCTTCAAATGAAACCATTCTAGTTCTGCTAGTTGAACTAAAATCCATTTCAACTTCTGCTAACTCTTGTGCAATAAAGCCAATATCTTTTGCTGCACCCATAGAGCCGTCACGCCTATTCCAAGTAAATTCGACAGGACGCATTGCATTTATAAAATCTAATCCATATGGTATGTCTTCGATAGCCGTCTTATCACGCTCATCAGACAGACTTGATATTGAGGTTACATTACATCGTAGGCTGCTTATAGAAGCGTTGCCAAGAGTAATTTGATTTGTTGCCGTAGTAGCAGTTGCGTTTGCCCCATTTCCAAGAACGGTGCAGTTTGAACTTCCTGCGTAAGTAGTTCCAGCATCATGTCCTACGCAGGTAGTATTATTTCCAGTAGTTACAGAAGTTCCAGCATTATGTCCTATACAGGTATTATTGTAACCACTGGTTATAGCAGTGCCGGAAAGATGTCCCACGCATGTATTGTCATAACCGCTACTTAAAGCATCCGCAGAGTATGAGCCAATTCCTACGTTGTCGAGGCCAGTGCCGCCATTGTAGCCTGCTCGATAGCCAACAAAAACGCAGTAATCTCCGCCATCCATATCGTAACCAGATAGCAGACCTACAGTTACGCAATAACTACTGCTACTGACTCCACTGAACTGTGATTGATGACCTATGCTTACCGAAGAACTTCCTGCCCTCGCCTGGTAACCAACACACGTTGAGTCAGCCACGCTAGAGGAATGCATGTCAGAAGAATAACCTATGTTAACATTGTCATCACCAGTGGTTAAAGCATCCCCAGCAAAACCACCCACTGCCGTACAGTATATTGAACCTGTCCCTGAGGAGCCAGAGCTATATCCCACAGCAGTTGAATATAGCCCTGGTCCGAGACTAGGGGTTTCCCACCAGCCAATCGCCGTAACCCCAGTTTGAGATGTGCCACCAAAAGCACCATGACCTATAGCTACACATTTAGTTGCTCCATTGCCTGATTCCCCCGCTTTGTAACCTATAAAAGTATTGCCTTCAAGGAGTGATGTGTTATTCATTGATGTGCCAGCATCAGTGCCGATGTACATACTTGAGGTATCAGCGGTCTGGGATGCCTTTGTGATCCTGCTAGCGTCAGAAAAATACAACGCTTCAGCACCCGCATCCCATTTCATTCCTAGAGTAGACCCGGCACCTGTAAAGAATGTGACATCTGCGTCATCGTTCCATTGCATAATATAATTGTTGTCAGAAGACTCTCTCATTATGAAGTTAGTGATGCCCGATCCGGTAGCGGTGAAGTACATATAGGGGCCAGTTGAGTTATCAATTTGAAGCGAGTCTGCCTGAACTCTACCATTGACATCCAGCTTATTTGAAGGCGTAGAATCACCAATGCCTACGTTGCCGCTGGTGTCGATGCTGATACCCCCAGTGCCATTGTTTGTTAATGTGCCGGACAGGTAGAGTTTTTTGAAGCGAAAAGTGCTTATGCCTAAATCAATGAAATTATCAACTATCCCTCCAGACCCATCACCCGGTAGTATTGCATCATAGCCAATGGTTCCAGACAATCCTGCTCTACTGCTATAGTTCACACAAAGTGATGACGCCCGTGCCGCAATACTACCCACAGTGGTGCCGTCTTTGCGAAATTCTTGAATGGTCCCGTCCGAACTATTGCGACCTAGCCCAAGAGCATAGTCTCCATTGGCAACAAAGATGTTTTGTGCGCCGCTTGCGGTAAACTGTGCGCCGGTATTCGAGTAGCCTGTTGCGGTTCGCCCGACCATCACGGTGCCGCTGTCGTTGATGCGCATACGTTCTGTGTTGTTTGTACCTATAGCAAGCTGACTTGAGTTGGTACTATTATGTATCTGGTAAATGAACGAAGCATTGTCTGCGTCACCATAAAAAGTAATGCCGTTGTGACCAAAGTTGCCAGTTCCAGCACTATATCCAGTATCTATCCGCAAGCCGCCATCAATCACACCACCAGAATAAACACCAGTAACTGCTTTGTGTATTTCTAACTTGTCAGCAGGACCACTCGTCCCAATGCCCAAACTCTCCGCACTCGCATCCCAGAAGAACTTTGCGTTTCCAGAGGTGTCGTAGAAGGAGATATCGCCAGTAGCGTGGTCAATAAGCTGTCTTAGAACAATAGAACTTTTTGCGTCATTTATAGTCTCTATTCTGAAGTCACCAACACTTGTTCGTAAACGTGTATTTACATCAGTAGTGTCGCTTTCCATTAAATATATTTCTGGTGAAGCTGACGAAATCTCAACATCACCATCAACAGTCAACCCATCAGCCGTCACAGTGCCAGTTACATCCACACCGCTGCTGTCGATGCGGAGGCGTTCTGTGTTATCGATTTGAAATTCAATCGTTGAGTTTGAGGCTACATTTGCGTCATCTGCGCTAATAACTAAGCGGCTGTCTAAATATCTAAACTCGCCATAATCACCAGAAACTCCAGTCGTGTCAGTTAGTCCAATTCGTACATCATTGTCGTGTAAATCTAGAGTGTACGCAGGACTTACAGTACCCACGCCCAACCGCTCCGCACTTGCATCCCAGAAGAACTTTGCGTTTCCAGAGGTGTCGTAGAAGGAGATGTCGCCGCCATCGTCAACACGCATATACTGGTTGCCTTTGACGTTCACAACAAACCCAGAGTTACTTCCCTCGCTGTTTTTATCAACATTAATTGCTAGATTGCCAATCCCAGACTGACCATCAATTTCGTGGTCAACGCCTGTGTCGCTGTCAGTTAACGTAATATAAGGGTCAGAAGTACTTATTGTCAGCCCATCAGCCGTAACAGCTCCAGTGACATCCACATTTCCACTTGCGTCTTGAAAGACGTACTTTTCAGCAGGAACGGTACAGAAAATAGTTTTGTCGCCAGCCGTCCAGTTAACCGCTGCATCAGAGTTTGTTGACTGCAAAATAGTGGTTCTAGCGAGAGTTGTACCAGAGGCTGTGTATGTGCCGATACCGATCTCAAAATCCGTGCCATCAGTACACGCATAATAAGTGGTATTGCCGTCACCTATTTCGGCAAAAGACTCAAAACCATCTTCCGCACCAGCAAGGGTGTATGTCCCCGTGCCAGTCGTGGCAGTGGTTTCTTTTACTCTGTCTTTAATAAGTAAAGCCATCTAAATACCTTTATGTCCGAGGTCTTTCAGGAAGACCTCTTCTGTAGGCGTCACTGTTTTCTCTAGCTTCAGCCAAATCTTTCAGGCGCTGTATTTCCTGAATAAATCTTTGCTCATACAACTGCATCATATCAGCCTCACCCTTCATATATGTATAAGCCTCCACGAGAGATCCGTAAAGTAGAGCGTTTGGAGCATTGGTGCTTAGCCAAGTGGTGTCTCCATCTGCGCCTGCCGTTATGCTGGCCGGGCGATAATAATAGTGAAGCTCTGCGTCATAATTTTGATCAGGGGTTGGCCCAAATATAAAGTTATTCACATCAAAAACACCATAATATTTTGGTGTTCCGTTTGCATTTACTGAATTGGAATAAGACTGAACAAAATTAACATCCTTAATTAACAAAAAGTCTTTGTAGCCCGCAGATGTTATTTGAACAGAAAATGGAGCCAAATAATCAGTTGGCACTGATAAATATGGATCTCCAGTAGTTAACTGAGCCGATGCGTTTTTGCGAAAAAGCTCAAGATCAACAACGGTAAATATTCTGTCTTCAGCGCCTCTAATAAAAACAGGCAAATTTGTAACAAAAGATGTTTCTGTATAATCAGTAAAATCTTGAATCGCTGTTTTTAATTGTCCGTAAGTAAAGCTCATTTAATTCACCAATGTGACTGGGCCAGCACTGGAAATGCCGCCGCCACCTCTTTTGTCACCCTCTGTGGCAGTTCCAGAACTTGCCACAAATGTGTATCTGTTGATATCAACCACGGTAATTGAGTAGCCGCTAGCATCTTCAATTACAGCAGATGTAAACCCGTCAAATGGATCTACATTTCTGAATCTTACTACATCGCTTGTTGATCGTCCATGAGACGGCTCAAACACAGTAATTGTGGTTGAGCCAGATGATCCTGTTAAAAACGCATTCAAGCCCAAGAGATGTTCAACCTCTGGAGCCACCCTACTATCCGGCCTTGGGTCTCTTAACGCTTCTGCGTCTGGAGGATGTCTTGTGACCTCTAGCTGTGGGTGTTTTGCTTCCCACTCATCTTTTCCAACAAGCAGGCCGTTCCACTCTTTGCGCATATCACGAAGACGATAACGAAAACCAGACCTGTCTGATATTCCGTAAGCGTCTTTGCCGGAAGCGAACCTCGCCATAGCTAAATCCTATAATACTGAAGATTAGGAGTCACATTAAACGAAGCCCTATCCCTGTCTTCTGATTGCGCTCTATCAAACTCCTCATCATAAATGGCTTTCAATACTTGAATGCGATCAGGGGCTTTTTTAATTGCAAGATAATAAGCAAGACCGGCAGCTAGGCACGGATAAAATCTAAATGGCATTTGCATTGTATTGTTATAATCGTCAGCATCATCCATTCTGGTCAAGCAGTCGTAAACAATAATATCAGTACTATTTTCAGGCACAGGCCACAATTTTATTACTGGCGTAACTTGACGATCTATAAAGAACTGAGTTGGTCTAGCCTCTGTTGTTTTGGACGGTATAGATAAATACTCATCTCGACTAACCCTATCCATTGAGTAGTCTGTGCCGCTTCTGCGCAACGATGCTGACAATACATCAATAACATCTGCGCCAAGAGTATAATTTCCGGTTCCCTGAACAAGAGCTAGTGTGCGCTGTTCAATTGTCCACTGGTTTAAGCCACGGTTTGCCCAATCAGCGAGCATCAAGTTTAAAGATCTGCGAGCTGTTTTTAGATCGTACCCTGTACGAACTTCTAAGCCGCAGCGCTCAAAAGCCTCTTCAATGTAATCACTTACATCAAGCTCAAAATTAGTAGACCCTGATACGGCCATTTATTTTTTCCTCTTCAAAGGCTTAACGCGCCTTGGCTTCCCTGCTGGCTGACCTAGACGCTTCTTCTGCGATATTCTACTACGCTTTTCGGCTGCTGTCATCTCTCCGCTTGTTTTCGGGGTCTTAGAAGACACACGCTTGGAGGGGCGACAATATGGAGTACCCCGTTTTTCACCCTTGCTACGCCCACACGCTTTCCCCGTGCGAACATCCTTCCAGTCCTCTTTGAACCATCTCTTGAGAGCCGCTCCTTTTTTAGTCTTTCGTACCGCCATATTTCTTCCATACCTACAAAACAACTGCGAATAAATAAACAAACAAACCAATAGACATAATAACAACACCAGCGACAAGGACTATTTGCTTCATTGTTTCTTCAAATTCTTTAGCCTCTTGTAGCTTTTTTCTACGTTCAGCCGCCGCTGCCTCTTTAGCTTCTTGTATACGTTTAGCTCTTTCAGCAACAATACCTTTCCACGTTCCGTGACCAAATCTCATATCGACTAAAGTAGCTACTTCTTGCAACTTTTCCGCCGCAATT